AATATAAACATTGAAATATATTCGTATCATGCACCAGTTTATTTTACAACAAAATATCAAATTATAATGTTTTGTGAATATGTTCAACATTCAAATGATTTTATGATGCAATTTTTTGAAAGACTTAATCAGCAATATATGCCGATTAATTCAGAAAAATATAAAACAATTTATTTTGATACTATTTGAAATTTAAAAGATGACGTTGAAATTAGTGATAATTTTAATTCAACATCAAATACAAAAAGAGAAATAAAAATAACATTTACAATAGATGGACAAGGTTATTATATTTCTCAGGCTTCTGAAAAGGTTGATAGATCGATTTCAAAAACTGTATTACAGTCATTTCTTAAATAAAACAACAGTTTAAGGAGATTTTTTAACATGGCTAGAAACTTAGTAAGTCCAGGCATTTCATTTGGCGAAATAGATTTAAGTCAAGTTGCTCAGGTGACTGCTTTAATGGGACCTGCATTTATTGGCACCACTCAATGTGGTCCAGCTTTTAAACCTACTACTATAAATAATTATAGTAGTGAATTTATTCCAATTTATGGTGGTTTAAACACTGCGCATTATGTTCCTTATGCAACAAAATTTTATCTTGATCATGGAAGTAATGCTTCAGTTGTAAGAGTATTAGGGACACAAGAGGGGGATAATAAAGATCAAGGCTTTATTATTCCAGCTTCTGCAACATGGGTAGATATTATTGCAAGTGGTGAAGGAGTTGCGACAACTTCAACAACATCCGGCATGATTCCTTTTGCAGTTGTAAGACACAGATCTGGATCATCAATAACTTCACTTTCTGCCGAGTGTAGTTCTAACGGTGTTTGAACTGTATCATCTAATACTACAGATGAAGTATATACATTTACTCCTGATACAATTGAAACTGTATTTACTAAAAACCCTATCACGGTACCACCTTCTCCAGCATGTTCTAGTCTCTACTTAGATGTTCTTTATTATTCACAAGCAAATGAAGGCAGCGCTGATAGCGGCCCTTCCATGGCCGACATTACCTATCATGCATTTAATACAACAACTGCTGATGCGTTATCTAGCGATGAAGCTAAAGGTTCTTATGATCACGCAAAAACACCTTGAATTATAGGTGCTCCAAACCTCGCTGGTGAAGTTCAAGAACTATTCCGTTTTCATGCACTAAGCGATGGTGATGATTCTAATAAAGATTGTAAGGTTTCTATAGATAATATAACTAAAAAGTTTGATTCATTAGGTAGTCCTTATTATGTATTTGATGTATTAGTACGCCAATGAAATGATTCTGACAAATCTATGAGAATTTATGAAAAATTCTCAGGTTGTAATTTACTTACAAATGATACAAATTATATTGTAAAGAAAATTGGTGATATGTATGAGTATTTAAATGTTGCTAAAGAAATAATCGATGTTGAGGGTACTTGACCCAATAAATCTAATTTTATTAGAGTTGAAATGGGCAGCGGCATTCCCATGGGTGCTCGTCCTTCAGGATTTAAAGCTCCTCCAACTGTCAAAGATGATGTCGCTCACGCATATCCTTTTAGATGTTGAAAAGTTAATCATGCATTGGGTTCTCAAATTTATAATAAGAATATATTCTTAGGTTTTGAAGGTAATGCTTATGGTGCAGATTGTTTACTTTATGGTCAAACTTCTGGTGAAGAAGGATCTGATAAAGGTTTCTTGATGTATGACAAGAGTATTGCAAATGAAGTTACTGGTGTAACAGGTAGTGCCTTATCTGCATCTTATCATCTTATTCCAATGTACGATACTTTAGCTGGCTATAAAGCTCTTTCTTCTTCTAGTACTAAAGCTGGCGGTTTTAATTGAAAGTTTACAGTTCCTCTTAATGGTGGTATGAATGGTTATAAAAAGTCTTTAGCAGGTTCAGATCTTATTACCGCTCTTTCAGCTGATTATGAAATTGCAATTAATCTCTTAGAGAACCAAGATTTTTATGATTTTAATATGTTAGTAATACCTGGAACCGTAGCTTCTATAGCCCCTCATTCAGTTATAATAGATCAAGCAATTAATATGGTTGAAACTAGAGGCGATGCTATTTATATCGCCGATATGTTTGCCAAAACCGTTGATAATATTGGTAATCCAGACGCTGATTCCGTTCAAGGTTTTGATTCAAGTTATGCAGCTACTTATTGACCGTGGATCAAGGTTTGAGATAATGAAAATAAAGATTATGTATGAGTTCCACCTTCGGTATTAGTTTGTGCTCAGTTAGCTTATAACGATAAAGTTGCTTTCCCATGATATGCTCCAGCTGGTGTAAATCGTGGTCAAATTGCAAATGCTATTTCAGCTCGTTATTTGATTACTCAAGAACATCGTGATACATTATATGAGCAAAACGTTAATCCAATTGCGACTTTCCGTAATGAAGGTATTGTTGTATGAGGTCAAAAAACACTACAAAAACAGGCTACGGCTCTTGATAGAGTAAATGTGAGAAGACTTCTAGTATATGCTAAGAAACTTATTGCAAGAATTGGTATGAGGTTATTATTTGAGCCTAATAATAGAAATACTTGAGATAGATTTTTAAATCAAGTTAATCCGATATTAGCAAATATTTCCGTAAATAATGGTTTAGACGCTTTTAAAGTTGTTATGGATGCAACAACAAACACACCTGATAGAAGAGATCGTAATGAAATGTATGGTCAAATTATGATCATTCCTACAAAGGCTGTAGAAGCTCTTTATATTGATTTCATTATTAATTCATCTGGTGTTGAGTTTAACAATTAATAATTAAAAAAGAATTAGAGGAGAAATAAAAAATGGCTAAATTTGACAATATGGTGCCAACAGAATTAAGCGCAACAAATGCAACTTCGCTTCAACCAAAAAGAAAAAATTTATGATATGTTAAGTTTGAGGATGATTATGGTATTCAACAATTTTCTTTAAAAACAAGCGGCTTACCCGGTGGAGAATTTGCTGAAATTACAGTTGATTATATTAATAATAAATTTTATTTTCCAGGAAAATGAACTTGAAATGAAGTAGAAATGACGTTTAATGATTATATTAAAAATTCAGTTGCAGAAAAATTATACACATGATTTAGAGCTTGTTTTAATCCAACTGGCGGAGAAATGCCTTTTTCTTCAGAAATTAAAAAAGATGTTTATATTATCTTATTATCTCCAACTGGCGAAGATATTGAAACATGAACTTTAAAAGGCGCTTGACCTAAGAAATTTGATTGAGGTGATGGTTTAGATTATTCTTCAGATGATGTTAGAGAAGTAACAATAGGTTTCAGATATGATTATGCAGAACTTGCAACACAGCCTCCAGTAGCGCTTAAGAACCCACCACCACCGGAAACAGAAAACATACAATAATCATTTTATTTATTAAATCAAAAAGGCGATTTTAATCGCCTTTTTTTTACTAAAAAAATCAAAATTATGCGTATATATATAATAAAAAATAAAACAATTTTAAATGGAGGATTTTATGTCACAATCAAACGCAAGATCTTTAGCACAAGCTAAACATGAAGAACATTTAGAAAAAATTAATTCTATTTACAAAATAATGACGGAAACTATAGATTTGCCTTCTGAAGGTAGGTTTTATAATTCCGGTGCAAAAACTGTAGATATAAAACCTATTACCGCTAAAGAAGAAGACATACTTTCTAATGAAAGATTATTGAGAAGCGGCAAAGCTTTTGATGAATTAATTAAAGCATGTGTTGTAAATTGAAATGGAATAAATTTTGACGATCTATTAGTCGGAGATAAAAACGCTATTTTAATAGCAATTAGAATAATATCTTTAGGTGATGAATATAATGTTAATGTCACATGTCCAAATTGTATGACTAAATCTGATTTATCTATTTCTTTAAAAGAAGATTTAGGTATTAAATTAAGTGGATTACAGACAGCAGAAAATAATGAAAATATTTTTAATTGAGTTTCTCCATTAGGAATCAATTATAAGTTAAGACTTTTAACCAGTAAAGATCAAGCTGCTATGGAAAATGAAACTAAGCAAAAGAAAGCTATATTAAAAAATAATTATAAAGAATCAACTTTTAGTGATTTTCTTTACTATAGTATAGTTAGTATTGAAGAATTTACAGATAGATTTGATATAAAGAAACTTTTAGAAAACGCTCCTAGTACTGAATTACGGGCATTAGTTAATTATATCAAGGAAGTTTCGCCTGATTATGATATGTCATATAAATTTGAATGCTCTGAATGTAATACTATTCAGGATATTAATATACCATTTACTATAGGCTTTTTTTGGCCAGAAGGAAGGTCAGGCAAAAAATAGGAAGCGTGTTTATCAAGAAATTTATTATCTTGTTAGATATACTTCAATGAATTTCCAAGAGATTACGGACCTTCCGATTAATATCCGCCAATTCTACTTGGAATTATTAAATGAAGAAATGGAAATAGATAAAAAGAATAAACAAAATTTGATAAAAGCTTGACAAAAAACAGGCTCGGTACCACCCATGTTAGGAGCTTTTAGATAAAATGGATGAAATTAATAATTTATCTGAACTGTCTGGAAAAGACAATATTGAAAAGACTGTTAAGATTAATTATAAAACTCAAGGCTTGGAAGAGTTTATAAAAATTCTGATAGAAGCTGGTAAAGAGCAAGAAGAATTAAATAAAGAAGCAGAGCGGGGTAAAAAAGCTTGGGAAAATTTAAAAGAAACTGCAACTGAATTAGTAGATCTTGGAAAAACAGTAGCTAATATTTTTAAAAATCAATTACTTACAAATGTTAATGCCTTAAACGACAGTATGGAATCTTTTGCCGGCGTTACCTTTAGTTCAATGCTTTCATTTTCTAATCAACTGTCTACTATTTCAAACTATACAAAAGAATTAATAAATACTCAAATTTCTTGAGAACAAGAACTGTTCACTACTTATAAAGGTATAGCTGAAGCGTCGAAAGGAAGTACTGAACTTTATGATACATTTGTAAGATCTAGAGATGTTTTATCTGATAATGTAAAACAATGAATAAGATTAGGTGGTGAAACTGTTGGAGTTCAGTTAGCAGCTAATTATGTTGGAGATACTGTTGCAGGTATTGATCAAATATCTGAAAGTTTGTTGTTTAAATGACGCGAACAAAATATGAATTTAGGTATAGCAGACGAACAATCTGCAAAAATTGCTGCTAACCAAAATAGGGTCGGAATGAGTTTAAAAGATTCTGTTAAATTTCAAAAAGATGTTTATAAACAAATAAAAGTACAATTTAAAAGTAATGCTCTTACTTCTAAAGTTATGGAAAAGATTTCAGAATCAAATTGAGCAATTTTAAATTATTCTAAAGGAAACGTAAAAGAAACAGCTCGTATTGCCGCTAACGCACATGCTTGAGGCGTATCCATTGATGAAATTTATGCAACTGCTCATAAGTTAAGTAAAGCTGAAGAATCTATTGAGATGTCAAGAAAAGCTCAGTTAATGTTTGGAATAAAATTAAATGCTAGACAAATGCAATATTTAGCTCAAACGGGTAAAGAGGCGGATTTAACGGAATATTTAGTAAAAACATTTAGAACTCAAGTTGGTGATTTTGATCAATTAACTCTTTCACAAAAACAATATATAGCTGATAGTATTGCAAGCGGCGATATTTTAAAAGCAAGAAATATGTTATTAGGTGATGAAGAAAAACAAAAAATAAAAACCAAAACGGTAGAAGAAGAACAGCGGGATATACAGAAAGAATCAAATGAGATTTTAAAAGCTCAAACTAATGATTTGGCTGTTTATTACAAACAATTAAATGAAGTTAAAGCAGCCGGTTGAGAAATGTGGGGTAAAACAATTGGATGAGTTTTTGGTGAACAATTATCGGCTACTCAAGCATCTATGCGAATGGAACAAATAAGAGTAGGTGCTATGAACTCTATGTTTTTACCAATGTTAAAAAAAATAAATAGTGAATTATTTTCACAGTATGGAATAACAAGTTTAATTGGTGCTGGAATTGGTGACCATAATTCATTATTAGGTCAAACGTTTATTGCATTGAAGCCATTGAGTGAGTTTATGGGCGAAATTGGTTTTACAATTGCCGAGTGATGAGTTAAAAATCTCGGCGAAGTAAAACGCATTTTTGAAGGTTTTAGCGGACAAGGAGCAGCATTTGGTGAAATATTTACCGGTGTTGGTGATGCAGTTTTAGAATTTTTATCAGATACAGAACTAGTAAAAGATACTATTTCAGCTATTAAAACATTATTTTGGGGTGTGGGTGTAGTGCTGGGGTTTATAATTAGAAATTTCAAAAAAATTCTGATTTTTGCGATTGCTTATAAAGGTATCGGGTTGATAATAAATACAATTGCGAGAGCACGTTGGCTGTGGGGACAGAGAGAAAATGCAATGAAAGCTGCGATTTGATTGTGGGATCGAAGGATTTGAATGCAAGAAAAAGCGAGATGAGCGTGAGAAAAAGTGAAAGCTGCGTGAGATAAAAAAAATCTGGTAATTGATGCTACAAAAGCTGTTTTAAAAGCTGTTGGTAATGCGGCATCAGTACCTGTACCTGGTTTAGGTTTTATATTAGCAGGTATTGCAGGAGCGGCTATTGGTGGGCTTGTTGGATATTGATTGGGGAAATCGGGTGGTGGAGCTGATTCGGGACCCAATGTAGATACAAGTTCAGTTATTTCAGACGCTAGTTCAGAGTGAGCTTCAATAGAAGCAGGTGCTGATGAATCATCAGACTTATCTTCAATAGAAGCAAGTGCTGGCGAACAAGATTTTTCTTCTTTAGGTACCCAAGATATGGGTTTAGATGATATGGGTATGGGTATGGAAAGTAATCCACAAAAAGCTAAAGAAGACAGACAAGAATTAGCAACACTCATCGGAGAAGCTATAGCAAAAGTATTGTTAAAATCAGCTAAAGATATAGAAGGCCCACAAAATAAAAATACCCAAAAATTTGTTCCAGTATTAATAGGCGGTAGTAATTAATAAAGGAAATATTAAATTATGACATCTGGAGATATTGTTGGAGTTATAGCAGTTTTTAAAGGTGTAACTGAAGCTTTAGTATCAACAGATTATCAATATAGAAGAGGTGTTGGGTTTAGTTCTGATCCAATGTCTGTTATAGATAGTGTTTTATATTCCGGTGCTCAATCTTCTACATATAATGCTGCTAATTTTTTATTAAATTATTTAATTTTTAGTATTAAAAGTGAACATATGTTTTTATACAACAATTCTTTATTGCCTATGGTGAATGCATTAAAATGATTAACTAAAAATTGACTTGCAACTCTAGAAATAGACATGGTTGGAAAATTTACAGCGGTTTCCGACAGTGGTTTAGCGAATTGAAGCGTTCTTTCTAAAATACCCGCAAGAAGAGCTCATATTACCAAAGAAGCTGCAGCGGCAAATCAACATTTTCAATTTTTCTTTAGATCTTTAAAGCCAAGTATTTGAAAAAAAGATGCTCAGCTTGTGCCTGATTTAACCAAAGCACCTAAAGGAATTTTATTGTTACCGTCTTCTATAACCAATTTTTCAGAAAGTTATAATGCAAATTGAAACCAACAAAATATTTTAGGTAATGTTCAAAAACTTCATAAGTATCAATATACTGATAGAACTATTAGTTTAACCATTGATTTATATTCTCACGATTTAGCGGAATTACGATATAATATTTGACGATTAAATTGATTAGCTGATCATACGTATGGAAATTTATCAAGTATAAGTGAAAATAAAGAAGTACAAGATAATATTAAGTTTACGCAATCTATAGATTACAAAGAACAACCATTTATAAGAGCAACAATTGGATCTGTAATAAATGAACTTCCCTGTTATATAAATAGCTTAAGTATCAATTATCACATGGATAAACCGTGAGCTATTGGAAGTGAATTTATGAATAGATTAAAAGGAAGTAAAGAACTGCAATATCCTCATTTAATAACTGTTACTTTGGGTTTAAATGTTTTATATGACGCATTAGATCCTACTTCTAAACCTTTCTATACACAAGATGGATCTTTAGAAAGAAAAGATGATAAGATTGATAGTAAATTAAAATATATCGAATGGTAAAATAAATAATGGATGATTTAAAAAACTTTCTTAATCAATCAAAAAAACTTTTAAACGGCGCTCCGATGCCTTATGAAACTAAATTTAATTTTTTAGATAAATATCCTTATGAAGTAAAACAAATTCCAATACCTGAATGAGCTCGTTTAGATGGATTAGCTAGGCACACATCAGGTACAGAAAATGGCTGAAAGTTAATATGTATCTTTAATAGTGTTATTAATCCTTTAGATTTGTTAGATAGAAAATATATTTATCTTCCAATTAATTTTAACCAAGCTATAAACTGAATACAATTAATGAATAAGAGAGTAAAATAATATGA